AAAGCGATTGAGCGCTCCCTACTCAATGAGTTTGGAGACAAAAGCGCATTCCTTAGTCATTCTCAAGGTTGGGATGATATCTCAACTTGGGAAGATACTGGTAATATACACAGTATAGACGCAACAGCTTGGACCGATAACTTTCCTGCTCATTATCAATTTTTGGTAATGAAACAGAAGTTCGGCCAGCAGTATGCAGTGGCTTGGCAACAAATTGCTGTCAAGTGTGCATGGAACGTGGGTTCCACTGACAAAACCATAAATTATGGTAAAGGTCAGGGAATGGGAACAAAAGGGTCCTTCCTAATAGCTTCGTACTCAGACCACTTGTGGATTGAGTCGAAGTTAATGGAAGGATACCAAGAAGTCAAGAACTACAAGAAAGTAGGAGACGACTTAGTTATCACCGATCCCCAGGGTCTCTTCTATAAATTTTATGAAGAGATTGGGGTTCCCATCAACCGCTTTAAGAGTAAAAGCTGTATTGACGGTGTGCAATTTGTTGAATTTGTGTCAAGGAACTCGATTGACGGCTATGATTATAGCGCCATATCTTGTAAACTTGCCAAATTGACAAACAAACAGCCCTTTTTAATATTGACTTATTTAGCCCATATTAAGGAACGACTGCCTAACCAATTCCTACCTCCGTTGGATGTACTGCTGAATACAGCAGGTGTGCCACAGAAGGAAGTCGATAAAATTAAATATTTAATCGAATCTTACCAAAAAGTTCTAGGTCTTGACATCATTGATGTTCAAAATGTAGAGGACTTTGGTCTTGATTATAATCTAATATTATTAGATTTATTAAACCAAGTGGTAGAGGATACCCTCGGAGTTCATATAGATGAATTATCTGAGGATAATATTGATAAGGCTCGGGACATGGTCAGGACAATGATATCCAATGAATATCATGATATCTGGGATTCTGCTGTAAAAGAGAATTGGAGTCTTAAAGACATAAAATTCTTGAATTACGGCGAAGTCCTTCTGACCAAGGTCATGGAACAAAAGCTGTTCGAAATTAATGAAGGTCATACTGATCTTTTCAGACCAATATTCGACAATAACAGCGAACGCTCAATCGAAACCGTACATAGTGTCGTCGATACCGAGGTGGCAAAAGCCATTTTGGATATCGCACGAACGGCCCGTTGTAACCGAGAATCTATTAAGATCTTCGGCACAATCAACGAGCTTCTAAATCGTGATCATTCTGCACAAGTGCAAATGTTCAAGCAAATTAATGCAACGATGAAGAGCTGTGTAAGTCGTAATTACCGTCTTGACGAAAGTCAAAAGACAGCATTTAGACGTTTGGGCCTGCTTGAATGTCACGAGTTCCTGTTTAATACTCTTGTAGAAAACGGTTCTCTTGAACACGACGGTAGTGTCTTTAAAGACTGTCTAACAGAAGTGTGGCATTCGTGCTTCACTAAGAAGTAACAACATATAGGACCCAATGGCCCATAAGGTATAAAACCCTTTGCTGTTGTCAGTTCTATACTCAGTCCTGAACCGGTTAAAACCGTACCTAGACTGATTGAAAGGGAGCAAATTGCTC